GATCGTGAAGCACTGACACAATTCATTATGACAATTGCTCAGACGCTTGGACCTGAAGCAATGATGCAGTACCTTAATCCAGACGAAGCTATTAAACGTCTGGCGGCTGCACAAGGTATCGATGTTCTCAACCTTGTGAAGTCGATGGATCAACAACAACAAGAAGCACAGCAGAACATGCAGATGCAACAACAGTTGGAGATGACCAAACAAACTGGTCAGATCCTTAACTCTCCCCTTGCTGATCCTACTAAAAATGAGAACGCTGACATTGCTGCCAATCAAATGATGGGTACTGATGTCGTACCACCTTCCACACCACCTATTCAATAATGGCAGAAGTATTTACATCTGATAATAGTGTGCCTGCAGAGGTTATGTCATCCATGGCTGCTGAAGAGGCAGACTCTCTTGCTATCGGTGAAGAGCTAGAGCAAGCACATAACGCAAAACTTGCTGGTAAATATAACAGCACTGAAGAACTTGAAGCAGCTTACCTTGCACTTCAGAAAAAGCTAGGCAATCAAGAGGAACAAGTTGAAGAAACTCAAGAGCCTGAATCTGATTGGCTGCAAGATGCCTACTCTAGTTATCTAGAGACTGGCAAGCTTGACCAACAGGCTGCACAGAAACTGAATGAAATGTCATCAGTAGATGTGTTTGAAGCTCTGTCTAAATCACAACCTCAAACTGTTTCACGGGATCTCTCTGAATCAGAAGTGTCTTCCATTTACGATAGTGTTGGAGGACAAGAGACGTATGCTAATGTAATCAATTGGGCTAAAGAAAACTTTAGCTCAGATGAAATTGAAGCGTATGACGCTATGATTGAGAACGGTAATATGTCTCAAATTAAGTTTGCTGTTAAAGGACTTTACTCACAATACACTGACGCTATGGGATCCGAAGGTAACATGCTGCAAGGTAAACCTGCAGAAGCACAAAGCACTTTCCGTAGTCAAGCGGAACTCATTCAAGCTATGAATGATCCTCGTTATGACAATGATCCTGCTTATCGTCAAGATGTTATTGACAAACTCAGTCGTTCAGAGGTATCCTTCTGATGACGACTGTTACTGAAGACGGCAACCGTTACAACATCTACGCAAAAGAACCACCTATTTACATGGACCCTAACTATCTCGAATCTCACAACGAACGCGCCGAGCGTCTCAATGGCAGGCTTGCCATGCTCGGTGTGATGGCTGCGCTTGGAGCGTATGCATTTACTGGTCAACTTATTCCTGGTATTTGGTAATGCCTAAAGACGGTCTTTACGCAAACATCCACGCCAAACGCAAACGCATTGCTGCTGGTAGTGGAGAAAAGATGCGGAAACCTGGGAGCAAAGGTGCTCCTACCGCTGAAAACTTTCGCAAGTCTGCTAAGACTGCAAAGAAAAAATGAAACCCTAAACCATCCTATTTATTATTATGATTGAATGTCCTCAATGTACTCCCGCTGAGCAATACGTCCTAGAGCAACTGCAGTTAAAAGCGGAGATCAAAGATAAAGTTGCCTTGGCGGTAGTCATGGGTAACATTCAACAAGAAAGTAGGTTCCAATCTAAAGTCTGCGAAGGTGGAGCAATTGTACCTTATGATCGCTGCCTTCGTGGTGGGTATGGTTTAATTCAATGGACTACTCCAAGACGTTATTATGGTCTTGGTAGGTTCTGTAAACGCTACGGGTGTGATCCTAGTAGTCTGGAGGGACAGACCCGTTATATGATTAACGAGCTTCAGTTTCGACATGAGCTTAATCATTTCCAGACTAACCATCAACAACTTTCTTATTACATGAACGCTGCCTACTATTGGTTAGGTTGGGGTATCAAAGGTAATAGAGAAAGATACGCATATTCATTTTTAAATAAACTCAAGTGAACATCGCAGACATTGCATGGATGGCAGGACTCTTCGAAGGTGAAGGTTCTATCTCCATTAGTAAGAAAAAAGGTTATTGTTACCTTCAACTAGTCAGCACAGATGAGGACGTTCTTAATAAGTTTGCCAGGCTTGCTGACTGCCAAAACAGAATTACATACTGTCCCCGTCGTCCCCACCAAACAAAGAATGCTTGGAAGTGGCAAACAGGTAACAGAGAGAATGTTACCCGTCTCCTTAATGAAATGCTACCCTTTTTCGGTGAACGGCGGTCGGCAAAAGCAAATGAAGTATTAGCATTTTACAATGACCGCGACAATCGCACTAAACAAAAAACGGTCATCACTGTGGGATAACTATCTCAACTGGGTGACCAGCACAGACAATCGTCTGTACGTGGGACACTTCGGTGTCCTTATGATTCCCTGCCTATTGGCAGCAACAACCTGTTTTATTCTAGCCTTCATTGGCGCACCACCTACTGACATTGATGGCATTAGAGAACCAGTTTCAGGCTCCCTCCTTTACGGGAACAACATCATCTCAGCTGCAGTCGTGCCTTCTAGTAACGCAATCGGGTTGCACTTATACCCTATCTGGGAAGCCGCTTCGCTTGATGAATGGCTGTACAACGGAGGACCCTATCAACTCGTGGTCTTCCATTTCCTTCTCGGAGTCTTTGCATACGCAGGACGAGAATGGGAACTTAGCTACCGACTTGGGATGAGGCCTTGGATTTGTGTTGCCTATTCTGCTCCAGTCGCGGCAGCCGCAGCCGTATTCCTTGTGTATCCTTTTGGTCAAGGTTCCTTCTCTGATGGAATGCCGTTGGGTATCTCGGGAACTTTCAATTACATGCTCGTGTTCCAAGCGGAGCACAACATCCTCATGCACCCCTTCCACATGCTTGGCGTGGCAGGTGTATTCGGTGGCAGCCTCTTTAGTGCGATGCACGGATCGCTTGTTACATCCAGCCTGGTCCGTGAAACAACTGAAAACGAATCTCAAAACTATGGTTACAAATTTGGTCAAGAAGAAGAAACGTATAACATCGTTGCTGCGCATGGATACTTTGGGAGGCTTATATTCCAGTATGCTAGCTTTAACAATAGCCGGTCTCTGCATTTCTTTCTCGCAGCTTGGCCTGTTGTCGGCATTTGGTTTACTGCTCTTGGCGTATCTACTATGGCCTTTAACCTGAATGGTTTTAACTTTAACCAATCAATTCAAGATAGTGAAGGTCGTGTTATTAACACCTGGGCTGACATCTTGAATCGTGCTGGTCTTGGTATGGAAGTCATGCACGAGCGTAATGCTCACAACTTCCCACTTGACCTTGCTTCTATCCAATCTGCTCCTGTCGCTTTGACCGCTCCTTCGATCGGTTGATTTACAGTTCACTCCTCAACACAAACCTATGACTTACGAAGCAACCGTTCAACTTAAGTTTGATGCCACCTACACTCATGATTACAATCGTGGGTTTGCTTCCCATCTTGGTGACGATGACTTCCTCCCTGAAGAACATTACCTGATCACTGCACCTGCTGCTGATCTCAACGCACGACAATACTTCAAACTGTTTGAGAAGTTCTTGTTGTGTGTGGGTATGTCACCCGAAAATATTCGTAGTGGTGCTATGTCTCTTGTCTTCAATGATTGTGTACGTGAGGAAGATCAACGAAAGGTCTGTGAAGAGTATGAACTGACTATAAATGAAGATCTCCGTAGTAAGTTTGAAGAGTGGAAAAAAGAAGAGGAACATTTTGAAAGCACTCACTCCGTATGAACTGTCATACAAAACAACTTCTCCCTTGATCTTGCAACACATGTTGCACCTTTTATTGCATAATTTATTATCTTAACAATGTCTACTAATCTCTCTCTGTCCATCCTTGCTGGTACTGTTCTTGGTGTTGCACATGGTGCAGCCATTGCAGGTCCTTACGTGAACGTAGAGTCCAACTCTGGCTTCCGTGGTAATGACTACAGCTCTACCCTTTTGGAGACCCACCTGGGTTATGAAGGATCTATCAACGACGCATCTTGGTACATCCAAGGTGGTCCTGCCATCTCCTTCCCTGATGATGCTAGCTCCACTGGCGCAGCATCTGGTAAGATTGGTGGCAGCGTGGCTGTGACGACTAAGACAAATGTCTATGGCGAACTGTCTGCTGCTACCTCTGAAGGTCTTGACACTAGCGACTTGAGCGTTGGTGCTAAGCTTGGTATGAAGTATAAGTTCTAAAAGTAACGTACGTTCATCCCCTATTGGGACGCATGACGCCTAACCATGGAACGGGGGTTAGGTACTTCGGAGTGATTCAATGCCTAACGTTGAACTGCAAGCTCGCGTAAAGGAGCAACAGGCTGCACAAAAGCAGTCTAAGCTGAAGTATCGCGGCGTTACTTACATAAAAACAAAGCATTAAATAACATGGCACATCAAAGTAAAGCTGGTGCAAAGGCTAAGCCTGTACCTATGAATCCGCAGCCTACTCCTAAGGACAAGGCAAACGATCCGCGTTATCAACACGCTACCACTTGATATAGCTTGGGAGGCACCTCAGAGTCGGACCTCCCTTGCATTGGCGTTGGCCCTTACGAGGACACCCTTCGCCGTCTAGACGGTGGGATAGACCACACAATATAACAATTAAATAACTCAAAGCGCTTTGAGATAAACGTAAACACTTATCTCTTTTTTATTTACAATGGCTTATCCTGGCGCGTTCGATCATCAATCGAACGTCAATCCCGCACAACTTACTCGTCCGGGTCAATCTAATGGTGCTGGTGACGCACGTGCACTGTACCTAAAACTTTTCTCTGGTGAGATGTTCAAGGGTTTCCAAAATAACACGATCGCTCGTGATCTTGTTATGAAGCGTACCCTGAAGAACGGCAAGTCTTTGCAGTTCATCTACACGGGTCGTACGACCAGCGAGTTCCATACTCCTGGTCAAAGCATTCTCGGTAATGACCGTAATGCACCTCCTGTGGCAGAGAAGACCATCACTTGTGATGACCTTCTGATCTCCAGTGCATTTGTGTACGAACTCGATGAAGTTCTGTCTCACTATGATCTGCGCTCTGAGATCTCCCGCAAGATCGGTTATGCTCTTGCTGAAAAGTATGACCGTTATATCTTCCGTGCTATCACCCGTGGTGCACGTAAGGCTTCTCCCGTCTCTATGACTAGCTTTGAAGAGCCGGGTGGTACTCAGATTCGTGTTGGTTCTACTACCAACGATTCTGATGCCTATGTCGCTACCAACCTTGTTAACG